ATTCCTTGCCTATTGCTACGCCCATTGCTGTTACTGAGGCTTCCACCTTAGCATCTGGGTTGAGGCCAGGTCTTTTGCCTAAATAAACATCCGTACCTCTTTCCGCTATCTTCCGGGCAAACAAGAACGCTAAACTCTTTATGCTCGTGCCTGAGTCCCTTGGGGTAATGCCCTTTACCTTTATCCAGTTGAGTATATCGGTAACGCTTGGAAACTTACCCGGTCTACGTCCGTGTCTCTGTTGAAAGAAATACTTAGCGCCTGTTAATGTTCCGGATGTTGGCTTAGGGTGTTTCTTAAGCGACTTAGCTGATTTACCGGACGCTCTGATGTCCTTAGCCTCCTGATCTTCAATGTAGGCTTTCTTTACCTCGTCTAATAGTTTCGATATGGGGCGGGTGAAGTTCATGCCGGAACGCAAGTAGTTATATCCTCACTAAACTTAATTGTAAACACTGCCCAGTTACCGTAAAGGTGAGCATCCCCAATAGCCTCATAGGTGTTGCGGTTGGTAACGCTGCCTATTCCTTCCTCTTCAATAATATCGTTCTGGTCTAATCGATTGACAAGCTCCCTTGTTAACGCCCTCATGGGCGCTATGATTGACGTTTCAACTTCTGAGGTAATGGCATCAATGGAGGCTTGACTTTCAATCCTATCCAGAAACAATGCGTTTATTTCAGCCTGTGATTGTACCCGCCCGTTCTCCCTGTTATAATCTTCAATGTCGAAGGCAAGGATTAAACATACTGGGTATTCTTCCGGCTTAATGTTATCAAACATGGTAGCGTTGGCCTCTTCTAAGTTGCCAGCGTATTTGTAAGTAACCTTACCAAGGTTGCCTACTTCTGTTTCTATCGCTTGTAGGATTGTTGCCATTATTTCAAAGGTGTATTCATATTCTTTTCATGCTCGCTGTACCTGTCTTGGTACTCTCCCTTCCTTTTTGCTGCCTCTAAAAACTTCGTAACAGTACCAAAGCTACTAAAAGTATAAATATTATCTGGATTTTGCCCGTACTTTTCTGCAAACCATCCTATCATGTCAATATATTTATCTCCGTCAAGCTGCCAGACTTCCGCTGCTTCTGCGTATGCTTTTCTCTTTTCGTAAAGTCCCGCCACAATTGGATGAGGGTACGGCTCCATTTCCTTCCAGTGTTTTTCCCATGCTTCATCAGTGGCCTTAACAAAAAAAAACCCAAAGGGTAAGTTTCCGTTATTGGCATTGCAAGTATTTTCTCCTCCAGGTCAAAGGCTCGGAATGGGTCAAAGTCTGATTCATCAATCAACGGTTGAAGATAGACCGCTAGTGTGATGCTTATAAGTTCATCAAAGGTTTTAGCTTCGTCCATTCTTTGTCGAACTAGAACGCTTTGCCCTATGCTCAAAGCTGTCACATCCTTTTGTATTCTTATGGTCTTATCCTGAAAGAAGAAATAAGGCTTTAGCGGTTCCTCTTTGAATGTTGGTGATTCTTCGTAAAGGAATCGGGTTGATTCGTAAAGTCTGGATTCCAGCTCAGGGTCTTTGGTATCGTGTAGTACTTTGTATTCAGTGCCGGATAGGATTGAAAATAATTGAACAACGTCTTTCCTGTCCCAGTCCTTAACAATTTGTTGATACTTGCCTGTAGATAGTTCAGCCCAACAATTAGGAAGGGTTAGTTTATTCTTTCCTTTGGATGATAGTATGGAAAGGCTCCACATTTTAGTTCCACCCGATTAAGAAAACCTCCCAAAGCCAACGGGCTACCCACCCAATAAACCAGGCTAAAAATAATCCGAGCGGGAGGGAGAAAAGCGCTGTAACCACAGCCCCAAACCCACTTGAATATACTCTGGAAAGGTGAATTAAAAAATCTCTTATATGTTTCATGGTATTAATCCTCGTCTTTTAAAAGCTTTAATTCTTGGTTGAGACTTCCAATTATATAATTACATCTTATGTAGTTTAGTTGACCTTTCTTGAAAGTAGCCTTGATTTCTCTCCATCTTTTAAGCCACCTTTCATAAAAGGTATACGTAAATACTTTCCTTAAAACTATGTTGTGTCCTTGATTTATAAAATTAATCCCATGCTTGTTATACCAAGATTGAGACTCTTCAAAGGAGTTGAATACACCAGTCCAAGGCTCCTCTTCCCCTTTCTTATTTATTACGTTGTACTTAAATCTTTTTTTTGTTTCCATAATTTGTGGGTTTTATTGTGTTTTCATATTACGCGCAAGCCTGTGGGTTTAGCTAACTCAAAATACATTCTCATTATGTACGTGTCACCGTCATCGGGTGACCGCCCAAGTACCTTTTTAACCTCCTCCTTAGACACAATTCCCCGCTTTCCTTGGCTGTCGGTGTTTTTCTCTTTGATCTGCTCCAAGTCCTCAATTAATAACTCCTGCTCATCTGGGCTTAATCCACCCTCATATATCATTTTCCCCTTCACCTTCTCGGATAGGATATAAGCGCATTGTGCTTTAAGGTTCTCGTAATTCTCGTTAGGCTTGGGGTTGATCGGCTTGGAATTAGCAATAAACCCCTTCACGCTGTTTCGTGGGAAGTTATCTATGACCCCTCCATTGTGTGACCAGAACGGCCTGCCACCAAAGCAACGCATGAAGTAAAGTCTTGATTCTCCTGTTATACAAATGTTGTAAACGGTTCCAATCCGTTCCGAAATACCTTTCATTTGATGGGTTACTGAACCATTCTTCATTTCGTAAACGCAGTAATTATCATGCTTCCGTGTTATCTCCCGCCCGTGGATTTTTGATTTACTCCCTGCTTTTTGTTTGACATTCGCATTGGCGTGACCTCCTGACTTGTAAACAAGCGTTATAAGATCATCCTTTAGAGTCTTACTACTGGTTGAGTAGTAATTCTTACCAGACTTGATATAACCATCCCCTAGCATAAAGGCATTTAAAAACACTCTAATGACCTCCCTTGAATTTGCATGTAGCCAATCAGGAACTTTCTTAGTGAATGACCTGTGTGTTTTTGTGGAGGTATAGCAATTAGAAAGCAACCAATCATGCAACATTTTACTATGAATACAGTAATTAACCTCTCCCGACTTTGATGTTTTTGAACTCCATCCTATTCCAATCGCGTCTAAACAAGCTATAATTTGAGGGTTCGTATCATTGGCGTTTGATTGTGATATATGGGCATACTTGCCTTCCGATAAACTCCCCTCACTAATAAACCATCCCAAGAATCTAGCAAAGTCATGGCCTGTTATTGATAATGCTTTACTCGACTTCTTATATCCTCCGTTCGGCATTCTGTAAATACAGGGCTTTAAGTAAAAGTCTTGCTTTGGCATCCTCCAAATAAAATCATTCTGCATCCATACGGTAGATTTATTGCTTATCCCATCCCAAGATCCAAGCGAGAATTTATATTCCTTCCTTGTTTTAAATGGGAGGAAGTGTGAAAAACTAAACTCTAATTCTGGATGTGTTATTATTCTAGTGTCGGGTTCAATTCTGTTCCTTGTGACCTTCTCAAGGCTTACGATTCCATTCCGTTGACGTGAATAGACACCGTCATTAACTTCAATATCCTTTGCGTTTTTCCATCCGGTAGCCGTTAATACTTCACAATTTTCTGTTAAACAGCCTATACCATCTTCATCAATTATGATCTGAGATGGTGGTATTTGATGTTCCACGTGGAGCATTTTGATAACATCGGCTACTTCTTTGGTGTTTTTCTTCTTCAAGATAACCTTTTTGATAACCCTGAAACCATGCCATATCCTGATTTTAGTCAGGTCATCCCCAAATCTGGCCACGTCTACGCTCATATATTTTTTGCCATCCCTTTGAACATGGGTGTTTGTGAAGATGGATATAATGTCATCATAAGGCATCAGGGCGCTGGGGTCATCTTCATACTCCCAATTCCCTAATAGCAGCCTTGATTTCTCATTCTTGCTTAACGTCCTGTTAAGGTTCTCGATATACCCCGCTGGTAGTTTCTTGTTGTCTTGTGGTAGCGCCTGAATAAATCGCTTCCATGGGTCTAAGGTTCCGGCTTTAAAAGGCTTGTAATAGTCGATATACAGATAGTTCTTTGATGGGTTACACGTCTGTAAAAGCTTTGGAACAAGCCCGTAAACGTCATTCTTCCACCGTCCAATAGATGCCTGTAAGTTAGCTTTAGCAGCAGGGGCAAATTCTCCCGCCTCTTCAATCCAACCTCTAGTCATTTGCATTGATCCGAACCTTTGATATTGGGGATCTCCCGGCAGATACTTAGCTGCAATCAAAAACACCTTGGAGCCATTCGGTAATTCAAAGAAGTTATCTTGCCCGTGCCAGGTCAAATACAAATGAGGCTCTAAACCCAGATCATTTAAGACTTCATGTATTGACGGGATGGTAAACCTTCTAAGGTCGTTTAGCTCCTTTCGTGCTATGAAGTAATGGGTTTCAGGGTACATCAAAGCATCCCCGAATATCAGCGCTACCCCAGTGTAGGTCTTAGCTCCTCCTTTACCGCCTCCGTAAACAATATCAGTAACGGAATCATCAGTCCAAGCTATAGCGGCTTCCTTTTGTTTGGAGTTGCCGTGGGTGTTGAATGTTACCGTTACCTCTGTTGCTGTCATTTGACGACCATTCCGGTTATTGTCTTAATCTCTCCTGAGTGCTGGATTTCTTGTTTCTCTGAGTATCCATGTTTGGATAACAGAACCTTGGCTATCGTTGGGTTATAGTCACCTGAGAGGCCATTATTAACCAATGATTTGATTTGACTCCCCCTTAGCCTCTCAATAATGTCGGAAAACTCATCGTGTTCCTTCTCCCATTCGTAAAGCGTATCCCTATGAACTTCCAAATAAACCGCTAACCCCTCAATGGTTGGGAGGTTTACTTTTATCTTTTCTTTGTACGATGTGAATTTTTCAGACTCTCCGGTTACAACCTGCTCAGTAGTATCAATACACTCAGAAAGGTACTTTTCGGCCTTTTTGATGATCTCCTTGGTGTACTTTGTTGGTCTACCTCCTTTTGACATCCTCGCTTATGCGGTTATACGGTTGTAAAGTTACTAAATG